AAAACAAGTTGAAAGTATATCCAAAAAATTAGATGAGTACATAGCATTTTTAGAAAGACAAATAATAGCAATACAAAGATTAAATGATCAAATTCAACAATTGATCGCATTTTTCTCTAAGGGATTAAATGCGGCTGGTCTTTATTCTGTTATGTTTAATGGTGATGGTGTTAGTGATTTTAAAGAGAAACTAGGAAAGTTAAAAGCATTGCAGACTGCTAAAAATAAAGTACGAGAGATAAGTCTTGAAACAATAGAAATAGATGCCACAATACAAGACCCTTTTACTGGATTAAATAAAACGGTGAAAAGACAAGTTTTAAAACCAGGAGTAAAGTCTGATGATGAAATAGAACCCGACGGAATCCCTAAAAGCTTAAGTGAGCTTGATAATTTAAAATATTCTGGTGCTATTGTGTTTTTTGCTCAGGGTCCTGATATATTAAAATTTGATAAGTTTATGAACAATTTTAATGGACTGGCAACTCTTGGGCAAGGATTTCTTGCTAATTTATATGATGGAGAAGATAGTATTGCTCAAAAAATAGCACCTTATGTAAAAGAAATACAAGGACAAGACAGCGACGGTAATTGGGTTGAAATAGAGAACTTGGGAAGAATAGATGATGATGGAATTATAAGAATTAAATTTACAAACGATGCTTATAAATTAGACAAATCTGCTAGAAATGCGATCAATAAACAAATGGAAAAAACTGTAGATTTTTCTCCAAAAATACAAATGGGTAATTTTATTTTTGCGAATGCCCCTACAGAAAATGATACGGTTGTATTATATCAAGGAACATCGTCTTTATCGTTGGTTTCCAAAGCTGTTTCGTTTTCTGACGACACATCTTTTCATCAATTTGATCAACAACCAAAAACTAGTATTGAAGGAGATGCTCATGCTGATGAAGAAACTGGTAAATTTAAACAGCAATTTTTTAATGTGGATTTAAAATCAAAAGTCCCATTGACAAGATCTAATGAAAAATATAAAATTTTAGTTCAACGGGGTATCACCAATCTCGAAGGACAATCATTAAGAGAAAAAAAAATGTTGAATATTGGCTTTGATATACATCCTGTAACTGTAGAATTTGGGGAATTGGTTTAATGTCTAACAATGCAATTTCTAGAACAGGAACTTATACAACTTATTCATCAAGCGGAAGTGCTGGTGATTCGGGAATATATGAATATGCTGGAACATCTGGTATTTCTGGCGTGGATTATTATTCTAATGATGATTTAAAAAACGGTTCTATTTTTACTGATATCGATAATAAAATTTCTATAAAGTTTACACAAGAAGTTGATAATAGTTCTGTCAAAACATTTAATAAAGATATTGAATTACCTGTTGCTTATCAAAATGTAATAGGAACTATTGGTCTAACGCATGTTGTCACTGGAACTACCGGAAATGTTGCTGATGACAATAATCTACAATCCTTAAAATTGACTTCTTTACCAGAAACCGCATATACTAACATTGCAATTGACGAATTTGTAGAAATGTCTTCTCTTGCAAAAACAGATGATAATATAACTTATGAATTTACCCCAAAAGCAAATCTTTCTTCTAATACCACTTATTTTTTAAAAATAGATAATGATGCTTTAGTTGACTGGACTGGATCAAAAATTAGTTATAATACTGAAAAGGGGTTTGTTACTGATAATACAATGAGTTTTGTGACTACAAACGATTATTATAACGGATTTTCAATGCAAGTTGAACCTGCTTCATTGCTTGGAACTGAAATAGGTCCTGTCTCAGCAAACGATGCTCATCCACAATTTGAGAGCGGGGATGATATGAGGTTATATCGGGCAAATGGAACAATTTCTGCATCAACTGTTTTAAAAATTCAATCTATAGATGGGACGAAATTAACATATCAATTAGAGCCTGATTCGTATAACATGAATGTGACTTATACTGCTACAAATCCTATAGTGATAACTAGCATAAATCATCACCTAATTGATAATGATAAAATCGAAATTTACGATGTCGTAAGTGGAAATGCAGTCACTATAGGTGAATATACAATAACAGAAATTACTTCAGACACTTTTTCTATTCCAGTGGATGGTAGAGCAAGTGATGCCGGTGGGTTAAATTATTACAGAAATGTGAATAAAAATGATTTATTAATGTGGTCTAAATCAGCGAATAGTGCGTCTAATACGTATACTATAAGAAAAAAATCATTATCTGTCTCTCAGAAAAATTCGATTAATGGGCTCGATAACTTGATGAATAAAACATTTTATACAATTAAAGATAGCGGACCAACCAGTTCAAGTGCAAAAGGGAACTTAATAAAGTTCAATAATTCAACTCTATCATATGTTCCAATTGATTCTGAAGCAAAAATCACAACTGATTCTTTTGTTAATAATTCTATAGTTGATATTTCAACTTCTTTGACCCAGAATACTTATACTCGCTTTCATATAAAAGCGAATACTTCTCCTGAACATAATGTGCATCCTTTTCATTCATCGGCTCCGAAAGTGATTTCAACCTTTCCTGAAAATGGAGGATCGTTTCCTAGAAAATTGACAATTACCCAAATTACAAGAAAAGGTGCTATTGCTCTTGTGTCTACAAATCATCCTCATAATTTATCTACCGGTAGTTTTATAAAAATTGTTGGATCTACTCAATCGATTTATAATACGACAAAAACTGTTTTGTATGTTCCGTCTTCAAATACTTTTCAATATGATATGGGGTCAACTAGTAATTTTTCAGGTGTACAGAGTCCCGCTCCCGGCAATCCCAAACTTCAAATTAGTAATGATAATGGAGCTACTTATGATGAAAGATTTAATTCTATATTCATAAATTTCAGTCAATCTATGAATACAAGCACCATTATAGTTGCGAACAGTACTCATTTAATTTCAGCAAATGGATCAACTGGGGATTTTGTAACTTCTAATTCGTGGGCATATTTGCAAGATTCATCTTCAAGCACAATACAGTTATCCGATTCTGGTTTTGAAGATATTGAATCTTGCGTTTCAATAGTAGCAAGTGCGGGTAATTCTGTTTTTGCGGTTATTCCTGAAATTCTTAAAAGAGAACATCGATATAAAATAAAAGCAACAACATCTATTCAAGATTTGGGAAAAACAAATAGTCTTTATGAATTCACAACAACTGAAGGTATTGCGACTGGTTTGGTTGTCAGAGATCCAATAACCGGTAAAGAAGTGATTTATTCAAAAGACGAAGATCCGCCAGAAATTAAAAAAATATTTGGTTCAAGTGATTTTGGTGCTTCTGGATTTGCGGGAAAAGTTTTTGAAAGCGGAACTCTTTCTGAAATAACCTCTCCTGATGATTATCAATCTGTTCCCATAAATTTTAATGGTGAATCTTTAGTAATTCAGTTTTCCGAGAGTATGAATATAAATTCAATAACTTCTGCAACCACAAGTACGGTGCCTACCGGGACAGTCCAATTATCTTCTGATAATTACAATACAGTTGTACAAATGTCATCGATTCCGCGTGTATCATCGACAGATGAAGATAATGATACATTTAAATTCACTCCTGTAGCGAATTTGTCAGCAAACACTGTTTATACTTTAAAAGTTTTTAAGAGCGTTCGTGATTCTTCGCAAGAAGGAAATCAAATGATAGCAGATAATGTGAGTTCTATAAAAACTTTTTCGATAGAAAGCAATCCACCTTCTTCTGCCGATTATTTTGTTCCAGGGGAAATTATATCGGGTATTATTACTTTAACGATTAAATCAAATACAGGAACAATAACTACTGGATTAACTGCTGGAGATACGTTCTTGGGAACAACATCAAAGGGTTATGGACAAATTTTAGATGCTATTGAAGTCGATTCTGCTATAACGTCTATTAGATATACGGAATTGCCCGGTCAAGATGGATCTATTAAATCCTTGGTTCCTGGCGAAGAGTGTAAAGTAAATAGTTCTGTTAATTTTACAATTGATAATGTTGCAATAACTGATCCCGCAGAAGGAAATGTTGTTTCTTTTACATCAGGAACTAAAAGAATATTGTATAGAGACAATAAAAAAGATAATGAATTTTTAGCCGGAACTTCATCAATAGAAAGGATTGTAGGAAGAACATCGAACGGTTATGCTTGGACAGGAAGTGCTGGGACAGCTGGTTTGGTTGGTGCAGGATTTAAAACCGCATCTACTGCAATTGTAGCAAATGTGTTTTTTACTAATACTGATGGCAGTTTAGTGTCAACAAGCGGATCAATTAAAAATTCTATTAATGTTCAGTCAAATGTTATCTACACGTTTAATCAAACAATGGATGATGAAAGTATTAATTTTAATGCTGTAGATTCCGCTGTCCGTAGTGGTTATAATATATTACTTTCATACGATAGCGGGTTTCAGAATACAATACCATTGAGTACAAGCTTTATTACTTCAAATAATGAAACTGTATTTGAATTTCAACCAGCAATATTGTCAAACACGAGTTTAAATTTAACACAAAATAAAAACCTCTATGCTAAGGTGACTCAGACAGCAAAAAATAAAGGTGATATGAATTTGCAGAATGCTTTTTCTACTACATTGTATTATGCTAATACTGCCACAAATATTGATTTTAAAGCAGTGAACGCTTCTGTTTACACCGCAGACGGTCAAGAAATAGAATTAGAAGTAGGTTCCGCTTTGGCTGTAAATATGCCGAGTCAATCTTCAGTAATATCAAAATCAACTCCTATTATCATACACTTTAATGAAGTTCCTGATGTGACATCGTTTGCATTGAATTCAGAAATAGAATTAGGAACGGCTCATGATTTTTCTCCAGGAACCACTATCGCTATAGGTAATGGAACACTTACACCGTGCGGTAAATTCGGAACACAAATAAAAATACAACTTGGTGCAAGTTTAAGTGCGGGAACTCGATATTTTTTAAGAGTCGGATCTACTGTGGGGGGAACAAATGAAGGGGGAAAATCTTTAACCACAAATGTAACGTGGTTTAATTCATTCACAACTGCCGCATAAGGAGACAGTATGCCACTGCTTAAAAAAACATTAGAAACTAATATAAAGTCCGCATTTAAAATTGGATCTGCGGCAGGATCAGAAGAAAAAGTTGCTGAATTATTGGCTACTGCAATACACACTTATGTAAGTGCCGCAGATGTTACTACTTCAGTGACTACTGTAACCACTGGAGTTGGTGTATGCTCAACTGGTGGGGGTCCAACAACGGGTTCTGGAGCGGGAACAGGCAAAGGAACTCTCTCATAAGAAAATAAGACTAAATATACATATGGCTACAAATTCAACTCAAGAAGACTTTTATACCTTTGATCAGGCTCAACTAGATCTTACTGATAGGCAATCAATTAGATTTTTGTCTCTACTATCACCTAGAGATTTAAATATACAATTTTATCATAATCCTAATACAGGAGACCTTGCTTTAAAAACAGGGTCTAATGCAGTAAAAGAATCTTTGAAAAAATTAATTCTAACTAGAAAATTTGAAAGGGTGTTTCAGCCCGGTATTGGTTCAAACATAATGGATTTGTTATTTGAGCCGCACGATATAATTACTGAACAATTGATTGAAGATGAAATTAGATCTGTAGTTGCGAACTTTGAACCCAGAGCAAATATATTAGACGTAATTGTTAATAATGAGAGAGATGGTGCAGGTTATCGCATTAAGATAATTTTTTCAGTTGTAAATGAATCTGAACCAGTAACATTTACAGCATTTTTAGAATCAACAAGAGGTAATTAAATGTCAGAAACTACTAAATTAAGAGTTTCAGAATTAGATTTTGATCAAATAAAAACCAATTTTAAAAGCTATCTTAAAGAACAAGATGTTTTTAGAGACTATAATTTAGATGGTTCTACTATTGCTCATTTATTAGATATTTTAGCGTACAATACTCATTATAATGCTTTTTATTTGAACATGGTTGCAAATGAAATGTTTATAGATTCAGCGACTACCAGAAGTGCCATGATTTCTTTGTCTAAACTATTAGGATATGTTCCAAAATCAAGAACCGGCGCAAAAGCAAATGTAAATATATCAATAACTCCTGATGATGCTCCAGCAAATATTACTATAGCAAAAAATACAAGATTCGGTTCTGCCATAAATGGTATTAATTATACTTTTGTAACAGATCAGTCATATTCAACAACTGCAAATTCTGATAATGCAACTGTTGTTGTGCAAAATGTTTCATTAATCGAGGGAGATCCTTTAACTTATAATTATACTGCTAATACACAAGATTCGTCACAAAGATTTACTGTCCCTAATAGAGGAGTTGACCATTCGACAATTACAGTTTCTATTAAAGAAAATTCTTCTAGTACAATATTATCTCCTTATAATCAAGCATCCGATTTGATTGAACTTAGTTCAACGTCAAATGTGTTTTTTATAGAAGAAAGTACAGATTTTTTAACCGAAATAAAATTTGGAGACGGGGTTTTAGGAAGAAAATTAATAACGGGTAATATTGTTATTATTAATTATAATATCTGCTCGGGTGGTTTAGGAAATGGTGCAAATAATTTCGCTGTTGCGACAACTGCTGGTGGTTATTCGGCCGTTAATATTACGACTAATAGTAAAGCAGAGGGTGGGTCAGAAGAAGAAACTATTAATTCTATAAGATTTAATGCTCCTAGGCACTATAGTACTCAAAATCGAGCAGTAACAACGGACGATTATAAAAGAATAATATTAAGAGATTATCCGTTAGCAGAATCAATAGTTGTATATGGCGGAGAAGATGCAGATCCACCAGAATATGGGAAGGTTTTTATAGGCATAAAACCTAAATCAGGACTTTATTTAACTGATTCGATAAAAAATCATATTAAAACCAATATTATTAAAAAATATAACGTTGCGTCTATAACGCCTGAGTTTGTTGATTTAGATTATATCTATATTTTATTAACAACAACTGTTAATTTTGATTCTCGAAAAACAATAAAAACTTCACAAACATTAAGAAGTGGTATTATAAGGTCTATACAATCATATGTTTCTGAGGACCTTTATAAATTCGAACAGACATTTAGACTGTCAAAATTACAAACAAAAATTGACAGTACTGATTTTTCTATATTAGGTAATGATTGTGCTATTAGATTGAGAAAAACAATAACTCCAATATTGAATACTTCATCAACATATATTTTAAACTATAATAATCCTATTAGTCATCCTCACTTGAATCATTCTGCTACTATATCTTCTACTTCATTTACTATTACAGATGACCAAAATGTTTTAAGACAGGGCTGTAGAATAAAAGATTTTAATGGTGTGCTAAAAATCTATAGAATAAATTCTGAAGGAACTGAATTGTTTGTTAGAGATAATATTGGTACAGTTAATTATATAACTGGAAAACTAATATTAAATGCTTTTGATCCTTTTTCATATATTGGTAATGAAATTAGCATAATAATGATACCAGTTTTAAGTGATGTTTTATCTTTGAGGGCGCAATTAATTACAATTCAAGAAATGGATATTAATTTGAAAATGAATGATGTTTCCACAGTTATTGACCAAACTCAAGTTATTACTACTGATTCCGCAACAACTCAAACTACAATAGTGAATTATTAATATGTCAGAATACGATTTCTTAAAAGACGAAGATAATATTAAATTAGTGGGTAAAATATCTAATTTAATAGATACTCAATTACCAGATTTCGTTAAAGAAGAAGGTCCAATTTTTTCTGAGTTTTTAAAACTTTATTATAGATGGATGGAATCACATGAATTAACTATTTCAATGGTGATTCAAGACGAGTATCATTTTAATTTAGAGTCTGAACAAGGTAGTTTTATTTTAGAAACGTCTGATGACTTATTACTGGAGGGAAATAGAAATTCTAGTAGCGCCTATGATTTAAACGAAACAATAACTGGTTTAAGTTCAGGTGCTACGGGTAGGGTTGATAGAAACACTAATACGGCGTCAAGTAAAATTTATGTAACAAATGTAACAAAATTAGATTTTGAAGTAGGCGAAATAATAAAAGGATCGAATAATCGCACAATTGGTACTGTAATTAGTTTTGAAAAAAATCCCCTTTTCGCATCAAGAACATTATTAAAATCAAGAGATATCGATAGTGTTACATCATCTATGTTGGATAATTTTACTAAAGAATTTTTAGTAAACTTTCCCATGAAGCTACGTGCAGATAAATCTCGTTTAATAAAACATATATCTAATGTTTACAGATCAAAAGGAACAAGTGCTTCATACGATTTTTTATTTAAGTCTTTATATGATACACAAGCTCTTACTTTTTATACCCCAAAAATAGACATACTTAAGCCTTCTTCTGGTAATTGGCAACAAGATCAATCTATTAGAATTATTACTTCAGATCCCGTATCATCATTTGAAAGCCATTCTATTACAGGAAGTCGATCTGGTGCATTTGGAATTGTAAATCGTGTTTTGAAATTTGCGGCTGGTGTTTTTGATGTAATGGAATTGTTTTTAACCGACCAAAGTGGAACATTTATTGTAGGCGAAGAAATTATTTCAAATGATGTTGATGGAGTGTATGGTACAGGTGTATCACAAGGATTAATAACTGAAATTATCATTTCTTCAGCAGGATCGAACTATAAAATAGGCCAAAAACTCACAATCACTGGTGGAGGGGGCGTTGAAGCAAAAGCAAAAATATCAACTATTGGTGCTGGTTCATTAACTCATTTTACTGTGTTTGATGGTGGAGACGGATATGTTGAAAATAAAACGTTGACTGTAAATAATTTTGCTACATTGGGAAGTGGTTTTGATGGTAAAGTTAAAGATATCATTGATACTTTTACATTTTCGAAAAATGAAGACATAATAGGAAATTTTTCATCAGTTTTTTTAAATGATCCTGAATATGAATTGAGTGGAAATACTGGATCAAATATAAGTGATAAATTGATTGATGCGTTGGGTTTTTCTAAACTAGATGCGGGACACATTTCTAGTATACAAACAACCGGATCAGGTACCGGGTATGAGGCTATTCCTGCGATATCAATTGTAGAGCCCACCACTGAAGAATTTACAGAAGCGGCTGTTCAAATTTTAAATTTAAATGCCGATCCTGATGACCATAGTTTAACAACTGCAATTACAGATTTTTTTGTTCCTGGAGAAAAAATTACTTCAAACAGTGGAAATAAAATAGGTACATTTTTTGGCGAAGTTACTTCTCAATCTAGTATTGCCGATCCTTCTAGGATGAGAGTAAAGACTATAAAATTTCTAGATGAACTAGTAACTCGAAAGATTCCTGCAGATCAAAGAAATGATATACTTGTAAACAATTCTTCTTATTTAACATCTTCACAGCCATCAGTATATCATTTACGATTTGTCTCTGGGGGATCATCCCTTATTAATACAATAAAATATAGACGGGGTATTGATTCTAGAGAATTGTTTAATAGTGCTAACAATAATTTAACATGTGATTGGTATCCTTCATCAGGCGGAATAGAAATAACGGGTGGTTATCAGACATTAAATTTTGGTATAACAAGCATTACACGTTCCAGTACGACCGCAACAGTGATCACATATGGGAAACATGGTTTAGTTGATGGTCAAATAGTTGCTATTAAAGGAGCAGATCAATTAGAATATAATAAGAACGCAACAATTGCACTAGCAAATACAACTGTTTTTACGTATACTGTAAACGGTTCTCCAGTAACTCCTGCAACCGGAACTATTACATATGATGAAAATATTTCTGTAAAATTTACATTGCCTTTTGGTCATAGTGTTGATGATGAATATGCTTTTTCTTCTGTTGATTTTGCTTCAAATGACATTATTACTGGTTCCAAATCGGGAGCGGTTGCAACTGTAAATACAGGTGTTGCTTTTTCTTCCGGGGGAGATTTAGGAAATAATGCAATTATTGGTGTTTCTGCCGCTGATGTTGGTAGCGGTTCTATTAAATCAATAATAATTCAAGATCCTGGAATTGGGTTTACATCTTCTCCTCAAGTATCATTGCCTGGTCTTGGTGAAGAAAATGCGGTTTTAACTGCAAGAATTGGTGCGCAGAGAAAAGAAGAGGGAATATATCTTGATGAAAATGGGCAATTAAGTTCTAATAAAAAACTCATTGATAGTGATTTTTATCAAGACTATTCTTATTCTTTAATTGTAAATAAACAACTCAACGACTATCAAGAAATAATTTTTAAATTATTACATCCTACGGGAACAAAACTTTTTGGAGAATTTACACCAGAACTCGTTGAACTGAATGTTGGTTTTGATAATAAATTAAAATATGAAGGCGGAGATTTTGCGATAAAAGAAGATGATGATGATATTTTGTTAGAAGAATCTTCCGATCCAAAACATGAAATTATATTTAATAATAATCAAAATTTATCTTTAGGATTAATTTCTTTAACGGGTGGATCTAATATATTACAAGGAACAGTAAATGCTTATATGACTCTAGATTCTGGAGGAATTCTTATATTAGAAGATAGTGTAAAATTAGCATTTAATAATCCAATAGCTACTGATTTCGGACTAACCTATGCTGAGGGAGACCAAGTAATTATTGACAATGAACAATCTTTTGAAATTTCTTATGGAGAATTAAGATTAGAAAATTATTTAGCAGGAACAATATCATCATCATCAACAAATGTTATTTCTATTATAGGAATGGGTGCAACTTATCCCCAAACTACAACGATACCAAATGATTTTAATGCTAGTGCTAATTTTATATCAAATAGTATAGTTACACAAGTAAGAGCCGCATCGAATGAATTGGTAACAGGGATTGTGCTTAAACATGAATTAGATGCATCAAATAATAATATATTAATTTTACATTCTTGTAATGGTCAATTTGACATTTCAAGCAACGCAAATTCTACAGTTGGTAATACTTCATTACTTGATATAACAACATATAATATGATTTTAGAAGGAACTTCTGCTGATTTGATAGGCGATCTTGTATTGGAAGAAGATGGAGTATCAATTATTGCATTAGAAGATAGTATATATCGAAATGCTGATCTAATTACAACTGCATCATTTCAATATATTAAATCAAATGTGATTTTTGGTATATCGACAGATTTTCAGGCAGATTTTAGAATAAATGATAGGATTAAACCATCATCAACTTTGCAACTTGCAGAAGTAATTGAAATAATTAATTCTACATGTTTAGTGGGAAATACTGCAATAAGTACGGATATTTCTTTTAATTTTATGTCTGAATCAAGTGAATTTTTTATTACAGAAAATAGTGATAAGTTTGTTTTAAATAATATCGATCCTACGTCTACTAAATTCGATAATGATGATATACTGCATTATAATTTGCTTGAATCTACAGTAAGAGGGACAACCAATACGAATGGTATTTTATCAGGAAATACTAATTTAGAAGGACAAAATTCTGTTTTTGGTGAAGATTTATTGGTAAATGATATTATTACAGTGTCTTCTGATGAGTTATTTAAAGCAAAAATTTTATCAATAACGGATCAAACTTTAACTTTAAATAGAGCAATAGGTGATGGAACAACTGACCAAACTGTAACCTTACATACTTTAAGAAATTTTGATCTAGAAAGAAACGAAGGTACAATATCTTTATCGAATCCTTATGATGGTTCAAATAATTTCATGAATTTGTCTATTAATTCAAGTTCTACGGGACTGATGCTTCTTGAAGATGGAATTGGTACTGCTAATGCGGGATACTCTGGAAACACCTCAAACGAGGGTAGTTTTAAATTTGAAATACTATCAACATTTAATAATCAAACATCTAAATTTATACAAGCATAAAAACTTTTTATTGATATAAATACATATATGGCTAGACTAGTAACGACAAAATTTAAAATACACAACGCAGAGCAATTTATTGAGTCTCTTAGTGAAACTTCAGCAACAAATTTATATTTGTTTATAGGAAAAGTTCAGGAGTGGGATGATGAAACCAATCCACCTGCACCTAATGAAGCTGTAGCGAACACTTTATATAGTTATTGGGATCAGATGATTGCCGCAAAAAAGGTTACTCCTGCAGATGTTAAACATGTTATTGCAAGGATAAATTGGGAATCAAATACTTCATATACTGCTTATACTCATACAAATCCAGACCAATTATCAAATAATTTTTATGTTGTCACAGAAGACTTAAATGTATATAAGTGTTTACAAAATAATTTATCAAATGGTACTTCAACAATTCAACCAACTGGTACTGGTACAGCGGTTATTGAAATTGCCGATGGGTATAAGTGGAAATACATGTATACAGTTACGTCTCAGGATACTTTAAAATTTGTAACGGCTGATTATATTCCTGTACAAAAAAGTATAGATGCTAGACAATCCGCAATCGAAGATGCTACTGTTGATGGGCAAATAGATATTATTAATAAAACTGCGAATGGTTATTTTAACGCTGAATTTACTGCTGGTCCTATAAATTCAGCTGGTGATGATCAAGATTTTATTATTGGTGAAGTGTTGCATGGTCAAACATCCAATCAATATGGATCTCTTATCAGTTTTGTTTCAGCGGCAAATAGTTTAATTTATGATATTAGTGCAGGAAACACGAAATTTACTGTTGGTGAAATTGTGTTAGGGGAATCTTCTAATTCTAGAGCAACAATTTCTGTCGAGCCCGCATCAACATATAAATTTGATACTGGATTTTTTGCAAGTGTAACTAATTCCACCGTAATGCAATTATCATCGGGTGCAAATAATACACTAAATGATCTATATGTAAATTCAACAATTTTTATAGTAAATAATGCGGGACAGGGTGAACAAACTACTATCACTCAGTATGATGCCTTGCTTCAGAGAATAACTGTTTCACCTGCTTTTAGTGTTACACCAAATACTGTTTCCGGTTATGAAGTAACTCCGTCTATTACATTAAATGGGGATGGATCATTGTTTAAAGGGAGAGCGAGAGGAACTGAGTTACTGGGTGTAACTGAAATAGTTGTTACTCAATCAGGATTAAATTATACAGTAGCGGAAGCAACTATTTATGCTAATTCGAGTCATGGAGCAGGGGCAAATGCCACAGTTATTATTGGACCAATTGGTGGACATGGAATAAATGCTATTGAAGAATTAGGTGGAAATAGAATTTTGATTGATACTCGCATTTCCGGTAATGAATCGGGGAGATTTACAACATCTAATGATTATAGACAAGTTGGTTTATTGAGAGACCCCCTACAAACTGCAAATACTCTTGCGTTTTTTACAGATTCATTATCTGATCAATCTACCACTTTATTTTTAGGAAGCGTTGCGGGTGATTTTCAACCAAACGAAAAAGTTTATACGGGATCGACTTTAGCAACTAGTACAGCTAATGGTGTTGTTGTTGATTTTCTAAATACTACAACACTAAGAATAAATGAAGTAAAGGGCAGTTTTGAAGACAGCAATGTTGTGACTGGTGCAAACACAAGTTCAACAGGAACCATTTCAGCAGATGGTGTCATTCAACCCGAAATGAAATTATATAGTGGAGATGTGCTTTATATTGAAAATAGAGCTAAAATTACTAGACTACAAAATCAAGTAGAAGATTTTAAGATTGTATTGGAGTTTTAACGAATGCCTAAATTAACACAAGATTTTAACATATCACCTTATTATGATGATTTTGATGAATCAACTAATTTTCATAAAATACTATATCGGCCTGGCTATTCTGTACAGGCGAGAGAATTAAATCAGATACAGTCTATTCTGCAAACTCAATTAGAGAAAGTAGGAGATAGTATCTATCAAGATGGTTCTAAAATTTTGGGCGCAGAGTTAATTTTAAATAATAAAATCAATTCTTTAAAATTGACTCCATTATATTCTGGTGTTGCTATTATATCCTCTAATTTTAACGGTAGAATTATTCAAGGTCAAACATCTGGTGCAAAAGCAGAAGTCGTAACCAGTAAACAGTTTTCGACTGACAATTTAGACGTTTTAATGATAAATTATGTTGACAATATTGCATTTTTAGACAATGAAACGATTTCTACAGTTGATGCAGGAACAGTCTTTTTTGCGACTGTGGCCGGAAGTGCTGATGGATTGGATGAATCGACAGATATTACATCTCTGGCTTCTGGTGCGGGTTCTGTTATTAGTATTAATGAGGGATTATTTTATATTGGTGGTTATTTTGTACGAACTCCTTTTCAAAATCTCATTTTAGATATTGAAAATGACAATCCTTCCATAAGAATAGGATTAACGATTGTAGAAAATATCATTTCCAGTATTGAAGATTCCTCGCTTTTAGATAATGCGATAGGGACTCCTAATTATACTGCACCTGGGGCAAATAGATACAAAATTGAACTGGTGTTATCAACAAAAGAGTATTTCGAATCGGGTAAGACAATAAATTCGTCCGGTGTTACGTTTGCCATTAACACAAAAGATAATAGATCGGGGATAGTAAGTATATCAACAACGACTGATCATAATTTATCTATTGGTGATGTTGTAGTTGTGTCAGGTATATCTGAATTAGAATATAATGGAAAACACACAATTTCAGCAATCGGATCTACTACAGAATTTTCTTATTTGATACAGGGTAGTCCATCAACCCCTGCTACTGGAACTCCTGTATATATAACAGGTGTGATTGATCCCATTGCTAGAAGTTCGGATATTAATTTTATTGAACTATTAAGATTAGAAAATGGTGAAAAAATAGAAGAAATAAAATTTCCCATAATGGGAAATCTTGAAAAGGTTTTAGCAAGAAGAACATTTGATGCTTCTGGTGATTTTACGGTTAAACCATTTGTACTTGATGTTATTGATCATAAAATCGGAGGAACAGCAAGTGACAGAACATCAACAAATGCAAGTTCGATTATTACGGCTAATGGTTCAAATTTTATAGCAGATGTAAATGTCGGCGATACTATATTCTTTTCTGGTAATACTGGAAAAACCGCAGAAGTTGCCGCTATAGGAAATACTACGTCTCTTACATTAACAACTGGAACGGTTTTAGGTGATGGGGGAATCAATCAACGAATTGGTGTTTCTTCAAAAATAACCGCGGAATTAAGTCCAGGAAAAGCATATATTAAAGGATTTGAACATGAAACTTTATTCCCTACATATGTGAATTTAAATAAAGCCAGAGATACAGAAACAGTTTCAGCAGAGAAACAGGGGATTGAATTTGGGCCATATGCAGTTGTAACAGATGTTATCTCCAATACTGCTTTTACTTTAGGTGTAAATTCTGCATCTATTAACTCAATGTCTGGGGGTACTGGGGCCGACTTAATGGATTTACATTTAGTTAAGTGGCCTTCAACAACTCAACTTCATGGAACAGTAACATCAAATGGCATTTCTTTTATATCTAATGGAGCATTCAAATACGTAGGTATTGATACTACTACAGCCGCATCGGTAGCAAATACAAAAATAGGAACAGTAAGATTAAGACAACTTGATTTTAAATCAGGAAGATCGTCTACTGTAACCTCAGAATATGGGTACGGTGCTGATGCAAACGGTACTTATCATATAAAATATCCTGCAATATACGATGCTCATTTATTTGATTTTATATTTAATAAAACTGAGGGTACTGTAAGCGCCGCTGATGCAAATACTTTTCAAATTAAATTACCAACGACTGGTGCATTTTCTTATCCTACAGTGAATTGTTTGTTTGGATCAACAATAACGGTTAATACTGCTTATTTGGGGGTTAATACTTCTGATACTAGAGAGATTATTGTTTGGACTGGGGCTAGCACAACTTTAACTCCGGCGACTGCATATACTGCCGTTTTAAATAGTGAATTGACCCAACCAACTCAAGCTACTACAACTTATTCTTTAAATTTTGGTGTTAAAGATATTAGTTCTATTGTGACAACAACGGCTGGTACACCAACAGTTATTGATAATGCTATGAATATTGATATTAGTGGTAAAAATGATATAACTGAAACGGGAAACACTGTTCTATTTGATAATAATGAAGACCAAAGATCATTAGTATTTCCTTTTCAAAATAAAACACTTGCAGGCTTGTCAAAGGCTAGTTATAAATTAAAAAGATCATTTACAACGACCCTCACGGGTAATACTGTAACTCTAACGGCTTCAGAACCAGGAGAACTGTTTTATCCTGCAACTGGTGCAGGAGCAATTTCTCCATCTATTATAGATTCAAATTATTTGGTTTTTTGTACTGAAGCCAGCCTTGGAAACAAAGAAGGTGATTATATTGAATTTAGTAATGCTTCAGGTACTTCGGTGGGAACCAATAGATCGATGACCTTAAACGAGACTGGAGATCAATTGATCATGAATGTGGATGGTGGAGCAGGTTCGTCAAACTATTCAAACAAAAATATATATGTTTATGCTACAATGATGTTTAAAGGAGCAGGAGCAACAAGATCAAATGATGGTATTGGTACAAAAACCCTAGTATCAGGAAATGTTACAGTTGCTAATATAACATCTTCTTCGACAAATACCGTTCAGGCAGATTCTGGTCAAATTTATTTCGGAACATCGATAAATGCTCAGCCTAGTGTGACTAACAGTTTAAAAATATCTGATATTAAAAACTTAGTCGCAATTGTATCTTCGTTAGATGAAGATGTTGAAGTTACAAATGCTATGATATCTGAGGCTATGTCTAATACTGCAAATGCTCATAATATATCTAGTAGCTTTATATTTGATAATGGTCAAAAAGACAATTATTATGATTATGGAACCATAACGTTAAAAACCGGAGAACAAAAACCAAGTGGTCAAGTAATAGCAATCGTTGATTATTATAATCACACAGGTTATGGTCCCTTTACTGTTGATTCTTATATGTATGCTGGTTCTGGCAATACGCTATATGATAATATTCCTTCATATACGAGTCCAACGACTGGGACAAAAGTTGAACTACGAGATATGATCGATTTTAGGCCTAAACGAATAGGATATGAAACATCTGATGGAACTAGTTCGCAAATCAATGATATTACAGCAACATCTAATGTATTTAATGAAAAAGCAATGCCTGATTATGATTATACATTTAATGCAGATTATGAATATTATATTTCAAGAAAAGATAAAATTGTATTAAATAGAGATAAAACATTCGATGTTATTGAAGGAGTTTCTGATAAATTTTCGCAATTGCCTCCTGATAATGAAGATTCAATGACACTGTATAATCTTGAAATACCAGCATATACTTTTAATGCAGAAGATGTAAAATTAAATTATGTTGAAAATAAGAGATTTACGATGAGAGATGTCGGTAAGCTCGAAAGAAGAATTGAAAATCTCGAATATTATGTTTCTCTTAGCTTATTGGAAAAAGAAGCAGACGGATTAATCATTACTGATTCTAATAATAATGATCGGTTTAAAAATGGAATTCTTGTAGACCCATTTGCGGGACATAGTGTCGGGGATGTTTTTAATAAAGATTATTCTATGTCAATTGACTACGATAAGAGACAATTAAGACCATCCTTTAGTTCAGATTTATATCCATTAAATTTTAATGCAAATTCTGAAGGTGGAACCGCTTTTTCAACTTTAGTAAATAATTCCGGAATATTAACATTACCGTTTTCTTCAAATACGTTTATACAAATGCCTCTTACAGGAACGAATGATGGTAAAAATGTCCAAAAAACTTTTCAAATAAATCCATTCTCCGTTCAGAATTATATAGGACAAATGAAACTAGATCCGTATGGTGATGTGTGGTATGATCAAAGTAGTTTAGTGCAAGTAAAGGTTAACGTTGAAGGTCAATATGATAATTGGACTTCTTCTGAATTAACATATAATGGACACGGGACTCATTGGAATGATTGGGAGGAAATTTGGTCAGGAACTCAAATTAATAACAATGTTAAAGAAGGCATAAGAGACACCGGTGATGTAAGAAATAATGATAGAAGAGCAAAAACAACAGATCAAACTAAAACATTGACTGGATTGAGTACAGGAAGTGTACCGGAAAAAATAATTAAATCTATCGGAAATAAAACAGTCAATTTAAGCATAGTTCCAAAGGTAAGAGAACAATCAATAACTTTTATTGCTAAAGGATTGAAGCCAAATAAAAATGTTTATGCTTATTTTGCTGATAGCAATATGTCGGCTAATGTAAAGCAAGCCTCAATCGTGAGTTTATCAAACGTAAGTTCGTCTAATGTATTTAGAACGACTTCGGGAAATTTTGAACAAGTTACAATTCAGGGCTCTGGAGTAAATGCCAGCAATACTGCTAAAATTATTTACATGAGCGATAGAAACAATCAAAATAATTGTACTGTTTTACTTACGGATATGTCGGCCCAAACTTCTTTTACTATTGGGACCGTAATCCAAGGAGACAGGACACAAGCAAACGGTTCTATTTCTGCTATTTCCCATTATAATTTTGAAGATTCTCAATTAACAGTTTCTTCTGAAGGTGTTGTAGGGGGCGTTTTCAATGTTCCTTCTGGTAAGTTTGCTGGTTCACAAAATCTTTTTAGATTAACAGATGATCCTGACAATATTCCCGCTATTACAACCTCAGTTGCCGAAGAAATTTTTCATTCAGCAGGAGTGATTGATGCTAAAACTGATTTAGGAATTGTTTCGCCTAGACCTTTAATTTCTAGACGAGAAAACATTAAAGAAGAAAGAATAACAAGATCTACTTCTGACGGAAGACAATCAACGTCTACCGATTATATGAACCCTATGTCTCAGTCTTTTTTTATTGATAAAAATCAATATTCTACAGGTGTTTTTCTTGATTCTGTAACTTTGTTTTTTAGTGGAAAAGACGCTTCACAGGGAATTAAATCTCCCGTAAGTCTACAGATCAGACCTATGATTAATGGAATGCCAAGCACTTCCTTGATTATACCCGGAAGCGAGGTTGTTTTATCTCCTGGAAGAATTACTGCAAATACAAATACTCCTATCGCAAATACTAGTGGAGGATTTCCTGACGGATTTTTAGGGAATTCATATACTGCAAATAGAAGCAATACCGATAGGGGTACAAGAACGATGTTTAAATTTGATCATCCTATTTTTCTTGCTCCAGACGAATATTCAATTTGTGTACAAACCAATAGTAGTGCATATAAACTTTATGGATTTGAATATGGTGCTTATCATACTGGAACTTCTAAGAAAATAACAAAACAGCCTTATGTTGGAAGTTTTTTCAATCCATCAAATGTAGGTGTTTGGGAAGAATTACCGGATCAAGGTTTAATGTTTCAATTGAATAGATGTGAATTTACCTCAGCGAATGCATATGCCAGATTAGATAATTTTGATGTGTCAAGTGGAAACACGAGTTCAAATACAACTATAGATACTTTTAAATTATCGACAGAAATAACCAGCTTTGCAAACACATATACAAGTTTTAATTATCATGCAACAGATTTAGCGGGAATAACAAAAAATGTTGGAGTGCATTTTAAAGAAAATAAAAATGTTGATTTCAAAAAACAAAAACAAATTACATATCCACAAGTCGCAAATAGCAGTTTTACAATTAATGTTTATTTTGAATCTGCAAACACTTTACTATCTCCAATATTAGATGAGACAAGAACAGGTGTTATTACTATTGAAAATCTTATTAACAATGGAAGTTTATCAAATTCTGATATTGTTGTGTCTGATTTTGGTACTGGTTATTACACCGCGGAAGTCGGAAGTATAACCAGTAATGTGTCATCAGAAGGTAATACAAGCGTGTTTGTAGTGTCTGCTCCTGATATTGGTTCAAATACCGCAACAATAGCCGCTAATGTACATGCAAATGGTATTATAAATCAAGTTACTGTTAAGCATGGTGGTTCAGGATATATTTCTACACCAACTATTACTAACTGGGATATTAACGGAACGAGTTCTATTTCTGATAATGTACGAAGAACGACAACCGCAGTTGTTGATATTGTTGGTGAAGGCGCTAATAATAGTGTAAATATTCAACCAGCTAATGTGGTATCATTTTCTTCTGGTGGTAATTTAAAAGCTAGATATATTTCAAGACGGGTAACATTAGAAGAGGGTTTTGATGCAATGGATCTTAAAGTGTATATGGATGCATATAAGCCAAGAGGATCTAACATTTATGTTTATTATAAAGTTCTTTCGGGGGATGATTCTGAATCTTTTGATGAAAAACCCTGGTTTCTTATGGAGCAAAAAACAGCAAGCGCTACTTACTCATTAAATGAAAATGATTTTAAACGATTTGAATTTAAGACTATAGATGAAAAAATTGCTTATATATCTGCAACTGGTGGAAAATATGAAAAATTTAGAACGTTTGCGATTAAGTTGGTTATGACTTTAGATAGAGTTGCACAAGATACTTTTATAGGAATCCCTAAATTAATCAATTTACGTGCAATTGCTCTTGATAGTGAGGGCGCTCCTTGATAATAAAAACAGATGATCCAAGATATCACAGAGATGGTTATTCTAATGCGCTTATTGCAACGGACCAACAGGCTTTATTGAAACATAGGCATAAAGTATTACAAACAAATACGATAATGTCTAATGAAGCGGAAATAAATAATTTAAAGTATGAAATAATTAATATACAACAAAATGTAAATAAAATTTTAAAATTATTAAGTAAGGATAGAGATGGCAATATCTGATACTAGTATTACTAGTGTAGAATTGGTTAACACTTTTGAGCAATGGCGCCTGAAAACCAATCAAATTATCACCGTATTGAATGAGCATTCAGATGAAAATCCTACATCTAATTTGATTTCTGCTAATTCTTTGGGTGGGTTTTTAATCAACACAATATCAGCAAATATTGTCACGGGGTCAAATGTAACGGGTTCTAGATTAATATTTACTGGGGGTATTGTAGATTTTACTGGTGCCGCGGTTACTGATATTGGAACTGTTGATAAATTTGCGTTAGTTGAAGATGCTGGTGCAACTATTTCTGGAGCTAGTCCCGATAGTAAAATTGAAAGAGCCCAAATAAATGAATGTGAAATAAATTTAAATGGTCGAAATTTCAATGCAAATGGATCATCTGTAATCACACTTACGGGTGCAACGGTTGCCGATTTAGGTACAGTTTCCCTTGTCACAATTGACGGTGGAACAATTAATGAAGTAAACGTTAATATTACGGCTTCTGATAAAGTTGTTACAGTGTCTTCTCCGGGTCCTCATTTATTTACTGGCGCAACATTTTCTAATGGAACATATAGTAATGCATATTCTATTGGAGGATTTATGCATTCTGCAAATATATCCGTAAATAGTGCATCAGTTCTTGTAACAAATACCGGGCCTATTTTTGGTACAGATGTAGGATCTTCTAATGTTGCTATTGGTAATTTTCCAGAATATACGACAAGTCCAACTCTTGCAACTTCATCTAAAGGTAGATTGCACATAAGAACAGATTTTGCAGAAGGTTTACAGACAGCAACCGCAGTATCGGCTGTTGCTGATGAGATGGTGATAGAAGGTAATACTGCGGTTGGATTGACTCTACTTTCAAATAATGTATCAAATAGTGTTATTGCATTTGGTGATCCTGATAATGTTGATGCTGGAGGATTTGTATATAATCACTCAACAGATAGTTTGCATATAGTTACAGATGGTGCTAATACGGTGGAATTCGGTAATGATTATGGTGGATATATGCAACTTGCTGGCGGAGACACTATCGGATCTCAAGGTGGTAAATTACATGTAAATGTTGGTTCGACTGATGGAATAGCTGGAATGTATTTAGACTTAAACGATGTAGACCAAATGGGAGTTTCAATTGATGCGGCTCAAACAACCGCAAATGTTTTTGACATTAATGCTGATTCATTTCAAACGGGTCATGTACTTTCATTACATCATGGATTGGGTACTGGTACTTCACATGCGGCCAATGGTTCTTTGATAAAACTTACAGATAATAATAGTTCAACAAATGCTAGAGCAATTCTTGATATAGTACAAGATGCAACAGGTGCTACTGGAACAATGGGACTAAGAGTTACAACAGATGCAGGAATAGGAATTAGTGTTATACAGAATGCAGATAAACCAGGAATAAATATTTGGTCTGATCAGGCTCATACAGAACCATTGGGTGAATTTCTTTCAACTAGTACTAGTGCGACTGGTACTTCTTTATTGGTTAAAGGATTATCTACCACAGCGACAACAAAAATTCTTACAGTTGCAAATTCGTCTGCTGATATGTTTGCAGTCACAGCAAACGGATCAATTTGGACAGGTACCCACGGGGGGTTTCTCACCACACAACATCCTACTACAGCAATTTATCTATTAGGAGTAAGGGATACTGGTGGATCAATTGTAAATACTAATTAAGATAAAAATGGCAAAACCTAGTACAAGAGAAGAGTTAAAACAATATTGTCTTAGAACATTAGGGCAACCGGTTATTGAAATAAATGTAGAAGATGATCAATTAGAAGATCGAATTGATGAGGGGTTACAATTTTTTCAAGAATATCATTTTGATGGTGTTGAAAGAATGTATAATATACATCAAATTACTGGCTCAACTGTTAAAATTATTTCTGGAACAGGTTTTACTGATGGCGAGACAATAACTGGTGGAACATCAAATGCAACTGCAACTGTAGTTTCGGCAAATTCTACTATTATAACATTCAAATCACATAACGATACGAATGGAATTTCAAATAATGATGTTACATCTAGTTTTTCAAATGCTGAAACGATAACTGGAAGTTCAAGTGGGACGGCCGCAGTAGCCGATACTGATGCATCGTTAGTTACTTTTGGTGATATGGATAATCATTATATTACATTAAATGACTCCATAATTGGTGTGACTGGTATTTTTGATATACAAGATACTGGCGGGGGGCAATTATCAAGCAGTATGTTTTCATTTAGATATCAATTTCATTTAAATGAAATGCCTTATCTTACTGCTACTTCTATAATAAATTATAAAATGTCAATGCAACATTTACAATTGTTGAATGACATGTTCGTAGGAAAAAAACCTCTACGATTTAATAGACATCAAAATCGATTGTACATAGACTTAGATTGGGAAAATGATCTTGAAGTCGATGAATATCTTGTAGTAGAAGCATATAGAATAATTGATCCTACTGCATTTGCAGATGTATATAATGATATGTTTTTAAAAAGATATATTACAGCCCTTTTTAAAAGACAGTGGGGGGCTAATTTAATAAAATATGAAGGGGTACAGCTTCCCGGAGGAACCACATTAAATGGGAGAACCTTATTTGAAGAAGCAAATCAAGAATTGAGAGATACAGAAGAACAAGCATCTCTTAAATATGAATTACCAGTTGACTTTATGGTTGGTCCAGGATAATGCCTACTAATTCTTATTTTAATCATCTACACAATACATCAGAACAAAATTTACATCAAGATTTGATTATAGAATCGATAAAAAATTTTGGTGTGGATAACTATTACCTTCCAAGACAATATATGAATGAAGATCTTCTTTTGGGAGAAGATACTATTTCACAATTTAACCAATCTCATTTAATAGAAATGTATGTTAAATCAGTTGACGGTTTTGAGGGAGAGGGCGACTTTATTTCAAGATTTGGATTAGAAATAAGAGATCAAGTAGTTTTTTCTGTAGCTAGAAGACGATGGGAAAATTTAGATACTGGTTATGATAGGCCAAGAGAAGGCGATGTAATATTTTTTCCTTTAAATAAAAAATTATACGAAGTTAGATTTGTCGAACATGAATCTATGTTTTATCAATTTGGTAAATTACCAATATTTGATTTAACGTGTGAACTATTTCAATATGATGATCAAAAAATTGATACTGGAATTGACGATATAGACTCAATAGAAGATAAATATGCATATGCTATTGAAATATCATTGGATGCTGGTGGAACAGGAAATTATGTAGATGATGAATATGTATATGTTGGAAGCACAGAAAGTTCTGCAAATACGAAGGGAAGAGTGTTGTCTTGGAATTCTACTGATAGACTGTTGAAATTAACGGATTTAGTGGGCACCTTTACTACCTCTCAAAATGTTGTCGGTAATACAAGCAGTGCATATTTTACTGTAACTACAACACCAAATACTCAAATATTTGTTAATGATGCTTCTGCAAATAATATAACTATTGAAACAGAAGCGGATTCTATTATTGATTTTTCTGAATCAAATCCATTTAGTGAGGGAGATTATTAAGAAGTAGATTCTGGAAGAATTGTGATCATACCATCTACTATCCTTTCTTTTGTTATAGCATCCACTTGGGTGTATTCAACATCATAAACATATAAACCAGAAGTCATATTTGCTGTTTGAGTAGCATTAGCTGTTATTGTGACATTACTGCCAGATATTGTCGCTGTAAAAGACATTATCCAAGAAGTGTTAGTAGTTGTGTGGTTCTTCTTCATAACAGAAGCACATGTACCTGTGCTTATGGTTACATTTGAATTATTTGCATCTTTGGCGGTAAAAACTTTTTCAAAGTTATTACCCTGATACATTGTTAAATTGATGCCTTGAGTTTTTATAGTAAGTGCCATAAGACTATTTATACAACTAAATAATATTACAATCTTTATGGAGTGTTATGTTAGGTCAAACTTTTTATCATCAAACAATAAGAAAATATGTTGCGTTGTTTGGAACATTATTTAATGATATTAATATAGAAAAAAAGGACTCGGGGGGTAATGTTTTATCTCGTCAAAAAGTACCGATATCCTATGGACCAAAACAAAAATTTCTTACAAGAATAAATCAAGATGCTTCGCTAGACAGACAAGTTGCTATTCAACTTCCTAGAATAGGATTTGAAATGACTGGTATAGCTTATGATCCTATTAGAAAATTAAATACAATAGGTACATTAACTCATAAAGATTCGATTAATGGTGAAAGAAACATTAAAAAAATGTTCAATCCTTCGCCATACATTTTTGATTTTTCTTTATATGCGTTTGTAGAAAATGCTGAAGACGGTACTCAAATATTAGAACAAATTCTTCCCTTTTTTACTCCAGAATTCAATGTAAGCGTAAATATTTTAACCGATATGGGAATCAAGTTAGATATTCCAATTGTTCTTCAAAGTGCAACAAGTGAGGATTCTTATGAAGGAGAATTTTCTGCCAGAAGAACACTTGTTTGGACAATAAATTTCATGTTAAAGGGTTTCATATATCCTGATATTAAATCCGGACAATCAATTATTAAATCAGTGGAAATTGCATTTAAAGAAACTGTTCCCGAGACGCCTTCAACTGGAGTATTTGAAAGATTGTCTTTAGAATCTAGTACAAATTTTTCAGAAGATTATTTTCAACTAGAAACGGGAGATCATCTTATAACCGAAGCAAGTGAAACTGAATTGGGCCTTGGTAATATAATCAGTAAAATTACAGTTGTTCCTGAAGGAGGAGCGAATACATATATTACTCCGGGAGATGATTTTGATGCAAATACTACAATAACTTTTTACAATCCACCAGTTGATTACGATCCTGCAACAGGTGTTTATGGATAAAATAAATAACAATGAAAAATTTTGAAGATAAATTAGATGAATTGTTAAAAATTCCGCCTGGTTCTATTATTAAGCCCCCAATTGAAAGAAAATTGGTTGATTCAAACGCAAATGATTTGAATACTGATTATAAATATGCTCGTGAAAACATATACAATATTATTGAAAGGGGCCAAGAGGCCATTGAAGATTTATTGCAAGATGCACGAGATAGCGGTAATGCTAGAATGTTCGAAGTTGTTGGTCAATTGATTAAAACTGTAGGCGAACAAAACCAAAATTTAGTAAATGTACATAAACAAGTAAAAGACATTACAAAAGAAGTCAATGTGGCACCTAATAAAGTAACAAATGCATTATTTATTGGTAGTACTGCAGAACTTCAAAAAATGTTAAATAATAAGGAAAAATGAAAAAATTTAAACAATATTTAAAAGAAATAGAAGAAGTAGAAGTTGATGAAGATAATAAAGATGCATTAAAAAAAGCATTAGCCTTACATAAGTTTAAACAAAAGGGTGGAAAAATAG